CAGCAAAACCAGAAGCGTCAGTAGCATAACCAGAGGCTTCAGTAGCGGAAGCAGCAGCATTAGCAGCAGCCGTTGTTGCTACATCTTCAGGAGCAACCCAAGCAGCACCACTGTAAAACTTCAGAACATTGTCAGCAGTGTTGAAGTAAATATCGCCTGTTGTCAGCGCATTGCCACTGTTATCCAATGCAGGGTCAGAAGCAAAAGCACCTAAATACTGGTCACCAAACTGAGTGAAGACATCTTCAGCAGCAGCTTGTGCGGCTTCGGCAGCAGCCTGAGCATCTTCTGCCAACCCTTGTGCTGTCTCTGCGCCTGTCTTAGCGGTTTCTGCCAGCCCCTGAGCTGTCTCAGCAGCAGTTTGAGCAGTTTCAGCTAATCCTTGTGCTGTTTCAGCGGCAGCTTGAGCATCCTCAGCCAACCCTTGAGCAGTTTCAGCAGCAGTGGCACTATTACCAGCAGCAACCGCACTAGAGGACGCACCAGAGGCGCTAGAAGCCGCATCAGAGGCTTTTGTTGAGGCAGTTGAGGCTGAGGTAGCGGCAGCACTTGCAGACGCAGCAGCGTTCGTTTTACTGGTGTTAGCGGCTGAAGCACTAGCAGAGGACGCAGAAGCACTACCTTCAGAAGCGGTAGCAGCTGTCTCAGCCCGTAGTGTTAGTGTTGTTACCGCTGCAATAGAAGCATCATTGGTAGCATCACCACTGCCGCCGGGACCACGATAGATAGCCATTGTTATTCCTTAGGTTTTGTTTTCTTAACCGTCTTAACAGGAGCAGCTACTTCTTCTTTTTTTTCTTCGATTACTTCTTCATAATCTTCTTGTTGACGGATTTGTTCAATATCATATTCATTATGGAACTCCATAATACCGCCACTAGCTTTACATCTGAACTTAGCCATGTTTTCTCCTTGTTGAAAGGCTCTGCGTAAAAGCCCTTTAACAAGGAAGCCCTCCGAAGAGAGCCTCCTTTAGCCTACTTAGGCAGGCAGTGCGATAGCCACAGCGGCTTCGTCACGCAACTCTTTCACGCCATACAGCATGTCAGAGGTGAACAACGTACCCAAGTACTCTTGCTTGTACTGAGTCTGTGAGCGAACGCCCATCTGCTCTGCCAACACAAAAGCGTCCTTGTGGAACATCAGACCAACACGGGTAGTGTTAGTGGTGGCTGTGTCAGCGTTGGTGGTCACGTAAACCTTAACGCCATACACATCACCAATCTGACCGTTGCGGATGGTGTTGCTACCGCCGACTTCACCAGTGAAGGCTTGCTCGGTGAAACGAGACAGACCCATCAAGGTGTTACGTGCTGACGGAGGAATAACCATCACACGACCGTCCATAGGTACATCGGCATCATCCAGAGTCTGGATAACACGACGAATACCTGCGTCAGTCAGTGCGGTACCAACGTTGGTGCCATCGACATACAAAGTAGAACCGTCACCGCCGAGAACAGCTTTGTTGTAAGCTGCGGTGCCTGAACCACCACCAACACCACGGCCCAGCTGGACCAAGTCGGTATCAACTTGCTTTGCCAAGGCATAACCAGCGTCAGAAGTGTAGAACTGACGTAGTGAAGCCAAAGCTTGAGCTTCGGTGATGTCTTCGATCAAGCGTGAGTACTCGTAGTGCTTGTTAACCAAGACTTGGATTTCTGTCTCAGTTGCAGCTTGCAATGTGACTTGCGTAGATGCAGCCTTAGCAGCAGCGGTGCCACGAGTTGGCTTGGGGATGTGCAAGGTGTCGCCCTTTTTGCCCTTGAAGGACATCTTAGAGACGAGGTTTGCCATAACGAGGTTCTGCTTGTAAGCAGCGATAATTTCGTCACTCCACAACTCTGGGATAAAAGTTGCTGCTGTGGTATTTGTGACGTGATTGCTTCCGAGTGCCATTTTAATTTCCTTTCAGAATGATTTTACTTGACTCGACCTTCAGCGTAAGCCTTCATGATTTCATCAGAAAGAGCTTGGTAACGCTCAGGGTCTCGCCGCATGAGTTCAATTATGTCGGAGCGTCGATATGTCTTCTTTGAACTTTCCCCTGTGCCTTTGGTACTACCTGTGCTAGCAGCTTTTATTGCTTGCTTGCGAGATAGTTTCTCAACATCAGCGGCTTGTTGGACTACATTCTTTCGTTCTTTCCATGTAGATAACAATTCACTGGCAGCATCAAAATCAAAGTGTCGATCAGCACGGGCATACAGCTCTTGCCTAACCTTACTGTTCATCACCCACTCTTGGAACGAACCGTCTTGGACGATGTTATTAAAGTCAGGGTGAGTAGCCTTAAGGTTATTCAGGGCTTCTGCACGTCTCATTCGGGTCGCTAGCTCTTCAGCTTGACGAACCTTAGGATGCTTCTCAATAGCTTTTTGGATAGCTGCATCAGGGTTTTCAAAGAAGTCAATTTCTTCTTCTTCGACTTTAGGGGCTTGTTGTGAGATGGTTTGGGCGCGAATATAATCATCTACTAATCGCCGAAGCTCACCAACTTCACTCCCTTGTTTACCCATGGCTCTTTCAGCCTCTTGGTGCATCCTGACAATGTCTTTAACAGACTTGCCACGATACTTCTCAGGAATGTCGTCTTCTTCTTCTTCAGAAACCTCAGGTTGTTCTTCTATAGAATCTTCAGTTTCACTATCGAGGGTGTCGAATTGCTCGTCCTCAGTTGCTTGAGATGTATTCTCGTCTTCATCAATAAATGTTGCCATATTGTACTCCGTGCTGTAAAAGCATTGTGGAAAAAAACAGGTGCTTGTGCTTATTCAGCGGCACTCTTTCGTTCAGCTTTGAGTTTCTCAGCACGTTTTCGTTCCCACTGCATTGCTGCCCCGGGAAAGTCGCCAGTCACGCCCTCAAGTTTGACCATTGGCGTGCTTATGATTCTCTCAGCTGTTTTGTCACATATTTTGCATGGGGTTGCTCGTAGCTCCGAGTCCACTAGCTTGTCAAATAAGTGACCATCTTCGCAAACAAACTCAAATATCCGTTTAGCCATTTACTGTATCCTCGTAACTATTTTTAATAGTAGACTCGTATGACAGAATACGGTTAACAGCTTCAAGTTGTCCGCGCCTATACCACAATTGTTTCTCATCTGTGATGGTTAGAATGTCACCAAGAACATCAGCGTTTCCTTTGATGTCCTCAATGAAATCTTTCCACCCATCTTGAGTAAACAAGTGTAGTAAATTATCGTAATACTTTTGTAACTCTTGATCCATCTCTTTATCCTTTCGTATTAGGAGAGATCCTTAATAATATTATACCATAAATTTACTAAAATGTCAAGCTTTTTTGTTCATCATTTGTAAAGTTGCAATACGCTCATTACTAACAATGTCACGCTCCTTGAGCATTAGTTCAGCAATCTTAGCCCGCTTGGCAAACTCAGAATCGTCTGCATTACCCTCTTGGAGGTTAGTAGACAGGGCTGCTGCCATCTTGGCTTTAACCACTTCAGGCTCCAATTGAGCCTCTATGGCGTACTTTTGAGCCTTAGCCTGTGTTTCAGCTACCTGAGCTTCCAAAAGCTGCAGCTGAAGCTGGGCAGTCTGCATTTGCATCTGCATTTGCATCTGTTGCATCTGTTGTGCCTCAGGGTTTGGCTGTGCTGCCTGTTGCATCTGAGCCATAAGCTCTTCACGGTTACTTATCCCCATGTTATCCACAACTGCAGAAATCAACATTGGGTAGATTGGATTATCTTGACCCACTGTCTGGAGCAATTGGACCAACTGACCGACTTCATACTCACGGGCAATGACGCCCAAGGAGCTAGAGGGGACAAATTTGTAGTCTGAGACAGGATAATTGTCTGGATCAAACTGCATATAGCGCCAAGCGGTCTTTTCGATCATGGGAATCAAGAAAGACTCTTGGAAGTTGATCAAAGTACGCTTATGACGCTTGATAATAGCGCCTAAGGACATACTTACAGCCCCTGCAGCGGCTTCTCCGTTAATACTGCCGGGAATACCAGCTGCATCCACCGCACCAGTAGCCATTTGGACCATCTTTTGCAGCTCTCCAGCCTGTGCAAAGGTCACTTGGTCCAACTGACCGAACTTAAATGGCTGGAGAATCTCTGCTGGGTTGCCGTTTGTGAGGATTGTCTTACCGGGACGAATCTCCAGCTTGGCACCACGGGGCATCCGTGAGGCGTCCATAGCCATCATGGGGTGCACAGTCAAGGCTAACGCATCAATACGAGCACGTAACTCAGCATCAAGGGCTTTCTGGCTGTTATAACCCTTCTCACAGATACCACGACCCCAGAAACGAGAGGGAACTACGTCCCATGGGAAAGCCACAACTGGGCGATCCTGCATCATGTAGGGGTTTTCTTCAATCTTAAGAAGCGTTCCACCGTTCGCAATGACAATAATAGCCTCAACAAAACCAGTTTCTGCCTCAGAATCATCTTTTTCCTCTAAGTCAGACATCTCGTCTTCGTCTTCTTCGGTTGTGGCATCAACAAACAGGTGCTTAGGTACCAAACCATAGTAACGTGTCAGACGAACTTTGTCATCATCGTAGGCTGTCAGCTCTTTGTCTGCCTCTAGGTCTGTATCTGTGTCAGCATCTTCAATTTCAACATCATTGTAGATACCAGAGTCGATACCTTGGAGCACTTGGTGCTTAGGAACGAACTCATCAATGATAACACCTAAGGCTTCGTCAATGGAAGTAGCTACAGGGTCAATCAAGAAGTTCTGTGGCAGGATGGGACGTAGCTTAACAACCACACGGTCTGCTATGTTTACACCCACAGCCTGCATAGCACCATCCATAATGGGCTGGGTAGCTGGCTTCATCTCCTTGACTTCTTCCATCACCAACTCAGCACACCCAGTGCCAAAGACTGCAGAGTTAATAAGACATTCTGCTACAGCACGACGAGTCTTAGTAAACTTAAAGTCCTCGTCTAGTTGGTTCTTAAGATACTCGATGTCAGCCTTTTGTTTGTCGTTACGGTCATCATGGATGTCAAACCACTTGCCACGACCAAAAGTAGCTTCCTCGACCTCCGCTACCGCGCTCTCGACTGCCTGTTGGAGTGCTGGAGAAATAAGACGAGAACGCTCTGATTCTCTGGTCTTATCCTCAGCAGCCCACTGACCACGCCAGATACGATAGTATTCATCGAACTTTTCTTTGTAGTTATTATCATAGTGGTCACGCCAGCGTTCAGCCTTGTCCATGACCCAGTGTTCGATCTTTTGATCGGGGAAGTTCTTTTCGTAATT